TACAACCGCTTCAACACACGCGGCAAGGTCTGCGTACTTGTTTTTGAAATGCGGGTTATAGGCGTTCTTTAAAGCAGGCGCAAACGCCTTTTGTGCTTTGACTAACGCAGTTGATATTTGTTTCATTCTGAACTTTCTAAATAGTTGGTCAATCGTTTGATTCGGTCTGAGTGATAGTCAGACATTCGTTTGGCGTATTCCATGCCGCTTTGGGCTTCTAAGAATCTGCGCTTGGCTTCTTCAAGTTCTTTGGCCGCAAGTTCTTTCGGTGATGGCATTTGCCACAGGGATTGGAAGCGTTCAAAAAAGTTCATTTGTTTCTTTCTTTCATCATGGCATCGGCTACGGCATAAGCAACTTCTGCAAGTTTTTCTACGCCACCGCAAAATTGTGATGATTCTCTACCATTCAAAATAGCATCCCAAATTTGCGCCCCTGTTAATGATTGAGCGGCAAAATAGTCACGCAAGGTCATTCCATGTTCGCTATCTGTTAAATCAAAATGATTTGCGGGGAATGCAAATAAATGTTTGCCAATCCATTCGCCTGCTTTTACTTGTTCATCCATGTTTAACCCCTCCATGCCAAAAGAACACCCCAACCACCAAAGATGATGATTGCCAAAGTACATTCGATTAATGTGGTGATGATTTTTTGTTTCATGTTTTGTCCTATGTGGGGGACTAAGCCCCCGTTTGGTTTAGTTAAGAATTAAACGGCCAGTAAAACCGCGGGACTTCAAGCAATCAATTGCGTTTTGGATTGCTTCTTTGCGGGTGATGCCAAAGAACACAGGCGGCACATTGGTATTAGGCAAAGCGCAATCAAATTCAATAACCCAAGCGGGTGGAACAGTTGCGCGAATGCGGGGGTTATATTGTTCTTGCTGAAAATAGCAATCTGCTTTAAAAATTTGAGACATTTAAGTACCTTTCTAAAAGACCCCTGAAGCGGGGCATAAGTTAAATTGCTTTTTTGGAATCTTGATGGGTGTTGAATTCAAACTGTTTGCTTGTTACGCATTTAACGCAACGATATTCAGTAGGTTCAGTTTTGAATTCAGACCAATTGACAGAAATTGGGGTACGCAAGATGTTGCGACCGCAAGCCGTTTTGGAAGCCATCCCGTAGCCGCCTTTGTTTAAGTGAGTTACGCGCATTTCAGTTTCTCCTATAAGACCCCAAGAAGTTCGGGGCATGGGTAAATTCTAATCGCAAATTTGGCTTTTCAACACCCTGTTTAAAATATTTTCACAATTTGTTTAAATATTTGCAAAATGTTGTTAAGATGCAACTATGAACAAAACTCAAATTGATGATGACAAAGCCTTGATTGCCAACCTTGGTGGTTCTACAGCCCTGTCTAAGCGCCTTGGTTTTAAATCACCACAACGCGTACACAATTGGTTAACTAGGGGAATACCCGCATCAGTCAAATTAGCGCACCCTAAACTTTTTTTGAAAGGGTTAAAAAAATGAATTTTTGTAGTTTTTGCAACGAACAAATTGTAGGCAGGCATCATTTGGCCAAGACTTGTTTGCCATGCGCTACTTATTCAAACGAAAGAACTGGTGCTATGGCGGCAATTAACGCAGTTGCCAAGGCAATTAAAAGTGGCAAACTTGCACCCGTAAAAACCCTTATATGCGTTGATTGCGGTAGCCCTGCACAATGTTATGAACATCGTGATTACAACAAACCATTAGAAGTTGAACCTGTTTGCAGAAAATGCAATTTCCGTAGGGGTTCAGCCATTCCATTAAAAAACAACATAGGTACTTAAATGAAAAACATAAAAAACTATTTGCATTACAAAGCAATGATGATGGAACACCTTGCGTTTGCGGTAGAAAACCAATCAATGCAAGATTCCCTGTATCACTTGCTTTGTTATCACAAGGTTAAGGATTTTGCACAGAGTTACTATTTTTCAATGACACATGAAGAACGCAAAGATTTGCACACATTTATGATTCTTTGATACAATTTTTTGAAACACGGCTAGGTTGGGAGTTGCTACCCAACCGAAAAGGATTCCCACTTTTTCCCTGCCGCAGTTTCTTTTAAGTGGTTTTTGTAAGTGGAAAAAAATGCACTATTACCAATTCAATATTGGTGACTATCAAAGTCACACATCCCACCTTTCCGAAATGGAAGATTTGGCATTCAGGCGAATGTTAGATTGGTGTTACCTTCACGAAAAACCTTTGCCATCAGAAGTTGATGAAATAGCCCGCGTTATTCGTATGCGTTCGCATAGCGATAGCATTGCGGTGGTATTGCGAGAATTTTTTACACAACATGAACAAGGTTGGGTTTCAGAAAGAGTTTTAGAAGAAATTGAAAAGGTTGGTGAAAAAAGCAAGAAGGCTAGTGCATCTGCTAAGGCTAGATGGGAAAAGAAGGATGCGAACGCATTGCCAACGCAATCCGAAAGCAATGCTACACAAGACACAAGACACATAACACAAGACACAATAAAGAACGCAACCAAGGTTGCTACGCCTAAAGGCGTTTCTGATTCTGTTTGGCAAGAATTTAAAGCCCTACGGCAAAAGAAGCGGGCAACAGTTACCCAAAGGGTTGTTGACAGTTTGCAAGCCGAAGCAGATAAAGCGGGAATTACTTTGGAAAAGGCATTACATGAATGTTGCGTTCGTGGTTGGCAAGCATTTAAAGCAGAATGGGTTGCACCTAAAGCAAACCCTGCCGACATTGTGCGGCTTACAGTTCCAAGCAACAATTTACCCGACCCTGCATTGGAAAAAATTAAAGCAGACGAAAAAAGGGCCGCACCAATTCCATTGGAAGTGTTGGCAAAGATGGCCGCATTGAGGGCCAAAGCATGAAAGTTCTGCCCATCAACACTTTTGAAACAGAACCTTGGTTACTTGAAAAACACTATGCCAAGCGTATGCCATCAATTTCATATGCCTTTGGGGCTTACATTGATAACGAATTAGTTGGTGTAGTCACATTTGGAACATCAGCCAGTTCAACATTGCGGCAAGGCGTATGCGGCAAGAAATGGCAAGACAATGTGATTGAACTTAACCGCTTGATTTGTTTGAACGAAAAGAACATTGCTTCTGAGTTTGTCGCCAAGGCAATGCGGATGTTGCCAAAGCCAAGCATTGTGGTTTCGTATGCAGATTCAGAACAAGGCCATGTAGGCTATGTTTACCAAGCAACCAATTTCATTTACACAGGGCTTAGTTCAAAGTTTAAAGACCCAAAAGTTAAGGGCATGGAACATTTGCACCACACGACATATGCACATGGTTTGACCAACGCAGAAGTTATAGAAAAGTTTGGTGAAGAAAATGTTTACTTTGTTGAACGGGCGCGTAAACATCGATATGTTTTTATTGTGGGCAGTAAAACGCAAAAAAAGAATTTGTTGCGCGAACTAACCTACCCTGTGTTGCCCTATCCCAAAGGCGATAACAAACGCTACGATTCAGGCGGTACAGTCAAAACCCAACAACTTTTGTTTGTATGACTTACGAAATGGCCATGAAGATATTGGATCAAGTGCGCGAAGGGGTGCATTACCCGCAATGGCTAATTCTGAAGGCGCTTGAATTAACTGGTGATATTGATGGACATGGAACACTTTAAGGATTGTGAAGCGCGGGAATGGATAGCCCGTTTTCGCAAAAAACAATTAGAAGAAGGGCGCGGGGAAGCAATGGAATGGTGGTCAAAAATTGTTAAGGACATTGCAACCAAACGCGGCCAAAAAGCCGCAGATGATTTAAAGCAAAGAATGAACAAACTAAGGGAAGCAAATGCGTTACGCGGCAAGAGTTGATGCAAATCAAGATCAAATCGTTTCAGCACTGCGGGCGGCAGGCGCATATGTTTGGATCATTGGCCTGCCTGTTGATCTTTTGGTTGGGTTTCGTGGCCACACATTCTTGGTTGAAATTAAATCGGGGTCTAAGAAGCGTTTTACGGCCCTACAAGCCGACTTTTTTAGCAATTGGTCTGGAAGTACCCTATGCCGCGTTGACAACCCCGAATCTGCCCTAAGAATGATTGGAATAATTAAATGACCCCGCCATACAAAGCCATTGATTACATCATCCAAAACGCGCCTAAATACGCGAAGGCTAAAAGCGAACGCATATATCTTGAAGAATTCCGAAAGACCAAGAAAGCGTTGTTGATGAAAGACGCAATGCAAATGGGCTACGAAAGTGCCGCGGCACAGGAAAGGGAAGCATACGCGCACCCTGAATATCAAGAATTGTTGCGCGGCTTGGCCGTAGCCATTGAGCAAGAAGAATCCCTGAAATGGTTGCTTACAGCGGCCCAAATGAGGTCAGAGGTATGGCGAACAGAATCAGCCAATGAACGAAATGGCATAAAAGCAACAGAATAAAAAAAATCAACAAAGTGTTTAAAAATGCTTATAATCACACCATGCCAATAGTTCTTGGTCTTTACGAAAGCGCAAAATGAAATCAAATTCTTGGAAAAAAGATTACTTTGTTGTGATGTTGGATGACTTCAACAATACTTGGATTGTCAAAACAATTCCATGCACACTTAACCAAGCCGTTAAGTTTGTCATTGCTAAAAGATGGACACACGCAGAAACAAAAGGCGTTGTGAAAATTGTTAGTAGCAAACAATTGGCAGAACTTCAATTGGCGGTCGCATGAACTGGCCTTTTCCACCTTTTCCAAACCCAAAAGATAAGGGGACACGCGTTCCCCGTTTCAACCCCGACAATTTCGAGGATGCGCCCTTATGAACGATTACGAATTTGAATTTAATGCCGAAACAGGCGCAGGGGGCGTAACAGTCACTTGCAAAATGTCATACGAACGCGATGAACACGGCCCTTATTTCGAGAATATCGAAGATGTGATATTTGAAGGCGTTAGCGTGATGGGCCTGTTAACTGATGAACAGTTTTCCGACCTTGAAATGGTTGGCGTTAATAAATTAGCACAACACATTAAAGAAGAAAAAGACAGGGCGCAAGAACCATGAATTACCTAAGTTGCAAGCCGCGGGAAATAGATTCAAAATGTCAGAACTGCAAAAGGCTTAACACTAAGGCCGAAGCCTACTATGTCAACCTAAAAAACAGTAAAAGCAAAGCCTGCATTTACATTCCGATTTCATTGCAACTAAAAACATGATGCCATCAATTGACATGGGGTCAACCCATGAAAGCCATAAGTTCAAACTATGTGCTAAATGCGA